ACTGGATACAGCGCAATGGACAATCAGTATGTCCAACTTACCGGCACATTCGATCAGGTTAATATGTCCGTTGCTGTAGATACCGACAACGTAAACTTTCTGCCGTTTAAACTGATTACCCCGGCAGACTTCTCGAAGGTTCTAACTGATCTTCAGATTGACCTTCTCCACTACGATCACCTGTACGGTGGTCAGGTCGCTTAGTAACCTTTAGGGAGTAAGGAATATGGCTGCTGTTAGTACGAATTTTGCAGATTTACTTGATCCAAGATTCGAGAAAATCTTCAATGAGTCAAAAGACCGGGAACAAGTCAAAGACATGATCCCGATGTTCTTTGGTTCACCTGCCGACAACGGACGCGCAGATGTGCGTATGTCCTCAGTCGGTGCCTTTGGTGACTTCTCACAGTTCTCCGGCTCGGTGGACTATGATGACGTTTCCCAGGGATACGATGTTACTGGAACGCACATTGAATTTACGAGCGGCTTCCAAGTCGAACGTAAACTCTTTGATGATGACCAGTACAACATCATGGACAAGCGTCCTGCTGGTCTTGCTCAAGCGGCTACCCGCACACGGCAAAAACATGCAGCACGTCTTTTCAACAACGCATTTAGTGTGGATACTTTCTTCCAAAGCCACTCTGAAGGCGTAGCGTTATGCACCAACTCGCACACGACTACGGCGTCTGGTGTCGATACCTCTGATGGGTTCGACAACCTTCTTACCTCGGCGTTGAGTGCGACACAGTTGGCGACAGCGCGTATTCAGTTCGTGAATTTCCGTGATGATAGAGGGAACTTTTTCAATAGTGTTCCTGACACCATTGTTATTCCGCCAGACCTTTACGATACCGCATACGAAATCGTGAAGTCGCGTGGAAAGCCGGACACGGCAGAGAATAACGCTAACGTCCATGAGGGTGCGTATCAGGTAAAAGAGTGGATCTATTTGACCGACTCTAATAACTGGTTCCTCACTGACTCATCTGCTCAAAAGCAACATGCTTCTTGGGTTGATCGTATTCCGCTTGAGTTTGCGATGGCGGAAGACATCGACACGATGGTTGCTAAGTGGCGGGCGTATATGCGCTATATGTGGATGTGGGATCAGTGGAGGTTCATCCTTGGCTCACAGGTGAGCTAATGGCGAACAAATTCTACAGTGAGCAGGTTCATGGCAAGGCCAAGACTGGTTCTGGGCCGAGCCCTGGGTTGCAAAGTGGTTCTGGTACGACAGAGTTTAAGGTCAAGCAGGGGTGGTCTGACGGCCTCCCCGGCAAGGCCGGACCTGATCGTTCAGGAGGTGTTAAGAAAGCAAAGGTGTATTCCTCATCCGAGGGGTTATAAGAACCTTTAAGGAGAATTGAGATGCCCAAAGGCAATAGTTTTCGCAATAATTTCTGGTCCTATGATCTTGCTGGACGAGTCGTTCTTGGCAAGGTCGTTTTTGTAGACTCAGGCGCAAGTAATGCTTCAGACGGTAATGATGGCCTTAGCCCTCAAACCGCATGTGCAACCTGGGATGGCGCTATTGGTAAATGTACCGCCAATAATGGCGACCACATTATTCTGCTTCCAGGCCACTCTGAAACTATCTCAGGGGCCGCTGGTGTAGCTCTTGATGTAGCTGGCATTACAAGCATCGGCGTTGGACACGGGGCAGCTCGCCCGTCCTTCAATTTTACTGCCACAGACTCAACTATTACTATTTCTGCGGCAAGCAATTGGGTTGAGAATATTCTCATCACAGGTGGGATTGATGCGATAGTGAATACTGTTGTTATTTCTGCTGCGGATTGCACCTTAAAAGGCTTAACCATCCGCGATGTTACAGGGCAGATGACAGATTCTATCCTAACTACTGCCGCTGCTGATCGTCTTCACATTACAGACTTTCGCCACGAAGGCGCGGCTGCTGATGGTGGAGACAGCGCAATTCTTCTTGTCGGCGGTACGGATGTTCATATTGAAAACTTCCATATCGTCGGAAACTTTGACACCGGAGGCATTGAGTCCATCACTACTGCTCAGACACAGGTAAGAATAAATGATGGGTATATTTGGAATCAAGGTGGCGAAGATTTAGCTATCAGCCTTCTTACTGGATCGACAGGGAAGATCGGTCCAAACATCGACATTATGCTTACTGATAATGCCGCAAACGTCACTGAAGCTGTTGCGTGTGACGCAGCTCACTTCTTCCAACCTATTAGAATTTGTAACTTGGCTGGTGAAGTTGCGCTCGAAACAAACATTACAGCTTCAACTGACGCATAAGGCTAATAACGGGAGTTCCTATGCCTGCTAAAAACCTTCTTCGACCAAATCAAGTTGAAGAGACTAAGCGTGAGCTTTCTCAACTTGATGGAATGTTAAACTCCGCTCCTCACGAACGTCGGCACATTACCGACATCGGGGGGATGAAAAGGCGGCGTGATAGAATTGCAGCCCAGCTAGAGGCGGAAACTCCTCGTCCTTACGCTCCCAATGAGCGTGACCAAGCTGTAAGGCGGTTCAAGAAGTTGGCAGAAAACATCAAAGAGGGAATGCCTTCCTCTGAGGTGATGCGGCGTAATCCTCCTGGGGCGGTACAGCGAAATCTTTGGTGGCATAAGAAAAACAAGGAAACCATTCCTGAGTATAAGAACATGGCTCTACGCCTTTTAGCGGGCGGCGACGAAGTTCTTGATCCTTCAGTTGGTGATGCGGCGGTTAACATTGAGATGCTTCGGCCTCATACGACTTCGCATGACATGGCTATGGATGGAGCGCAAATTCCTAAAGAGCAGGAGATGCACCTTAACGAGGTCAACTCCGTTACCTTTTCGGAAGAGCAGGTAGAAACTCTCACAGAAATTGATCCTGAATTGGCGAGCCAGCTCGCACTTCTTTCAGGCGATCAGCGCTTTGCTGTAAAGGAAATGCTTTCCCGTGTTCTCGGAGTGGTTGAGGAGGAAAAAGAAGTAGAGGTTTCCTCTACTGACATTAATCCCCTACCAACATCTGCGAATATGAAAATTAACGAACTTCGCTCTATCGCTTCCTCTAACGGTATAAAGTCGTTTCAACGTACAAAAGATAACCTTCGGGAAGAGCTTATCTCGAAAGGTTTAGTTAGGGAGTGATAACAAATGGCATATGCTTGGACTTTTCAAGCCCGGTTTGACGGCGGGTCTACTCCCTTTGGGTTTGATTCTGAAGCTGACACTGACGGCATTTTAGATCTTGCCCATTATACAACATTAGCGAAGTACCCCTTTAATCATTGCGCTCCCTATGAAGGTGCTTATGCCCTTCGTATAGAGCCTAGTGGCGGGACCAATGTCGCAACACTAACTGAAGCCGACATGAATATTGCTGATGACGGTACGAGCTTTTTTCGCTTTCCGCTTTATTTTGGAGATAATTTTACGGCTACGGCAGATGATGTTTGCGCCCTTTTTGAACTAAAGGGGTCGGGTGCAGCAGTCACAGTGGCCTTTGGTTTTAAAATCACCGCTGCTACAGACGTAATACAATTAGGCGTTGGTGCTGCAAATGCGAGCGCGGTCCCGAATAATTTTGGCAGGGCTATCAAGAGGGACACTTGGTACACTGTAGAACTGAAGACCGTTATTAAAACCGATGGCTCTGGAACCGTTGACCTTTTCATTACAGAAGATGGTGGAACACAAGAGACTGTGGCCGATGCCGCAGTATCGTCTATAACTAATATTGCGGTAACAGACGGAGTTCTTGGGCTGCAAGACCATCTCGCCACCACTACCGGACTTATCCTTATTGGTGAGTTTGTAATGGATGACGCGCAGCTTTATGTGAAGGATCGCTATGCGAAAAATCCCATTATGGATGCTTCAGGACACGTCTTTGTAGGCCCTGGATGGATCAGCGGTGCCTCGCAGGTTGCTGATGAAGGCACACAGACAATGGCTGTCTATGACACCGATACTGCAAATACCAATGGTGGCGTTACAAAGCAGCTTCTTTTCTTTGATGCAGAAAACCAAACCTCTTTTAGCGGTGAGCTACGGTTTGAAAAAGGCTGTTATGTAGAGCTTGGCGGAACGGCTCCCAGAGGCTCGATCAACATTACAGAGTCATCAAATTTGCCAGGAGTTATGGGTCCACGGGCCAGTAATGATGCAATGGTACGGCACCATGCAAGGCGTAAAGCCTAATGGCAAAGATTGTGGAGGCGTACTAGGCCCTAGTTCCTCCGTGGAGCTTATAGTTTTTGGAGGAGCCTTTTATGGGCAGTGCAACACAATATAAAGACTTTTCGGACTTATATACCGGATTGCTTAATGCTACCCGTGAGCAAACCACTTCAGGTAGTGCGACTGTCACTCAGGCACAGCGCTATATCAATGTAGCTCTCCAAGACATGCACATTGGCTTCGAGGAGCGTTTTCCTTGGTCAGAGCGTAATACAAGTCTTATCACGCATCCAAAATATACTACCGGCACTGTGTCTATTAGCCAGGGTTCAACAACTCTCACCGGCTCTGGAACTGCTTTTACCACCGACAATGCCTGGGGAGATGATAATGCTCGCACTACAGGCAAACTTATAATTAGCGGCACTGCTCCTGTTTACACCATCGCTTCAGTAGATTCTGCCACACAGATTACCCTGAATGAAAAATATGTAGGAGCTACAGTAAGCGGCGGAACATATCTCTATTATGAAGATGAATATGATCTTCACGCTGACTTCCTACGGCCTATAGATATTCATTCCTTTGATGATGACCGCTCTATTAGGCTTTTAGACCGAACTCGGTTTCGCCGTGAATATGTAAGGGTAAACACCACAGGCAAGCCCAGTGTAGCGACGATTGTGGATAGGGCGTTTGTAAGCAGCACTTCTCCTGTCAGAAGAGTCCAGTTCTACAAACCACCTGATGATGCCTATGATATTCCATACAGCTTTGTCACGAATAAGTTAGCGGTAAATGCCTCTGGCACGGCCTCTCAGTCCCTTGTTAATGACACTGATGAGCCAATCGTCCCATTTTCTTATCGCCATGCCATCGTATTTCACGCTTTATACCATTGGTATAGAGACAAAAAGGACGATGACAGAACAAGAGAGGCAAAGGCAGAATATGAACAAATAATGGCTCGTATTGCGTCTTCTACGGAGATCGGTGAGCGCCGCCCACGCATAGAGCCTCGAATGACGCCCTATCGCAGAATGGCTAGAAGCCCTTACCGCTCTGGTAGACGTGGCCGCTATACGGCAGGTGACGCCTTTGATCAATTAAGGAATAGATAGTGGCAAAGCGTAGTAGCAAATTCCTCGTACACACCTTTGGGGGAGGGTGGGCCACTGATTTTGGCTTTACGGCTTATGTTCCCATTCAAGGAAACAGGGTTGAGCTTCCGTGGCTCAATGCGGCGGAGAATTGCTATTACGAACTTGATGGCGGGCCTCACAAAATAGAAGGAATGACGAAGAACTTTGCGAGCGCATTAGAAAGTAGTGCCGCTATTACAGGGATTTATGATCTTTGGCTTACCGGCACAAGCGGAACTCCTGCTCAACACAGGGTTATGCACGTTGGAACGAAGATTAAAAAAGACGATGCAGACGATAGCTTCAGCGACCTTTTTACCAGCATGACCGCTGGCTCGACCCCTGATTATACGGTCTTTGAAGACCTTCTCATCATGTCAAACGAAAACGAAGTGCCGAAGTCTTGGGATGGAAGCACAGCGCAAAACCTTGCGGGATCGCCTCCGAGGTTTGCCTTTTCTACAGTTCACAGACAAAAGTGTTGGGCTGCTGGAGTTAAAGCCAATCCTTCCACCCTCTACTATTCTGTAAATAACGATCCTGCCGATTGGGCTAGTGCCGGAAGTGGGAGCATTACGATTGATCCTGATGATGGTGACAGGATTACTGGAATTGTGTCGTTCCAAGATAGGCTATATGTATTCAAAGGCCCCTATAAAGGCTCCATTCATTTTATCGAAGGCTCTGCCCCTACAGGATCAGACGCCTTTGCCCGTCGCCCTTTTGCTAAGGGAATAGGCTGCGTAGCGCACAATACAATCACTCATTATATGAATGATGTCGCTTTTACTTGGCAGGGAGGAGAAGTTCATACGCTTTCGGCTACTGAGAAATATGGGGATTTTGAACACTCAGCTCTTACAAACCCAATTGCTAATTGGCTGAGAGAAAACGCCAACCTTGATAAAATGAATGTTGCTAGAACCGTAAATTGGCAAAAACACAGCCTACTCCTATTTGCTATTCCAACAGGAGCCAGTTCAACACCTAATATGGTTCTAATGTATGATTATCGTTTTCAACCAGGACGTTGGGCGCAATGGAGCAAGCTCGATAATGTTCACTCGTTAGCTGAAGGGTATAACGCTAGTACAGGGCTAACGAATATTCTTGCTGGATGTGATGATGGCTTTCTCCGCACTCTTGGGCAGGAGAATAGAAATGTGGACGGCACAGAAAGCATTTCTATGTCAGTCGCCACGCCGTTTCTCCAGTACGAACTCCCAGAAATGATGAAGCAGTTTAGCGGGGGCGCGTTGGTTTTTAACCCCAGAACTGACGGGACTGTTGTTTTTGGCTGGCGGCGCGATGGAGCCACAAGACAAACAGAGAATGTTTCAACGACATCTCCGGGCGTAAAATTGGGAACTTTTATTCTCGGAACAGATACTCTTGGTGTTCCCGGCTATGGCGATAATTTTTTCCGTGCTGAGACAGGCGGGGAGTTCAGAGCTATTCAGTTCGATATTGCGAATAATATTTTTAATGAAGATGTCGAGATTCATTCTATTAACGCCCTAATTACTCCAGGCGGAGAAAGTTTTGAGGCGTGATGGAACACTTTCAAAAACTCTATGAAGATATAAATGTAGCCCCCTTGCTGGAGCAAATTGCCCAGCACCCTGAATTGTGGGACGCCCACACTAGGCGCAAAACGGCTCCTCAAACAGCGCATGGGGAAATGTCAGATATATGGGTAAGATATAATAATGTAGCCCCTCACGAAGAAAGCGGAGACTATTCCACCTTTAATGATAGGCACGTTCCTATTTGGTATAATTCTTGGGATATTCTTACTGAATTAAAGCCAATCGTTTTTAACATTATGGCTGCTGTTCGCGGCGAAATGATAGGTGCGGTTTTAATTACCCGCATCCCTCCTGGCGGAAAGATAAAAGCGCATAAAGATGATTCTTGGCATGTTGACTATTATGAAAAGTTTTATGTTTCTTTAGAAAATTCTCCTGGAGCGGTGTTTGGATGTGAGCATGAGGGTGTAGAACAAAAAATAGAGCCCAAGCCTGGAGACTTGTATCTTTTCGATAATAGAAAACTTCATTGGGTAGAAAATAATAGCGACTCTAACAAAACGACGCTTATTATCTGTATTCGTACTGATATGATTGAGCGGAGGCCGCAATGACAGACCCACGAAACCCATGTGTAGAAAACGGGTGCGGGCTTTGTGGGGACGACCCTGTGGCTCATCCTAATCAGCCTTATGGAATAGAGGTTTACACCTCTGACGGCGTGTTTATTAAGGAAATGCACATTCCTGATGCGGGAACTGTCGTTCCACAGCACTCACACCAATACGACCACGTTTCTTTACTTGCCACCGGATCAGTAAGAGCGTGGGCAGATGGCGTGGAAATAGGTGATTACGTTGCCCCAAAGGGCATAGAGATTAAAGCAGGTGTAAAACACACCTTCCTATCCCTTGAGGACGAGACTGTGATATATTGCATTCACAATGTTGCTCGGCAGGGAGATGTTCAAATTTTGGAAGAACACCACATTGTAAAGGGAGAAGTCTGATGCCTTTCGCAGTTGCAGCAGGAGCATTAGCTGGCGTCGCTTCAGGTGCGGCAGCGGCAGGGGGCCTTGCGGCTCTAGGCACTACTGGGGCTCTTCTTTCTGGCGCTGCTGGCGCAGCAACAGCGGGCGGTGCTTTGCTAGCGCAAAAAGGTGCCTCGAAAACCGCTAAGTCTATGCAGCAGGCTCAGATTAGAGAAAACGAAAAAGCCAGAACGATGACGCCGGAGCAAAGGCTCTATTTTAATCAACAAATGAAGCTGGCTGACCTTCAATATGATGTTTTAAGCAGGGGGGCGGCTACTCAAGCGGATTATGCAACAGGCATACAAGAACCACTTGCTTATGTAGGTGATAGGTGGCTCCAGGAGCTTAAAACAAATTACCCGCAATTAAATGTTTCAGGAATGACCCAGGCTGGCCCCGGCCAAAC